AGCATTTGGTGAGTTAGGACATCCTGACGGACCAACTGTAAATCTTGAAAGAGTTTCACACATGATTACTAGTTTGAAACCAGAAGGTAAAAACTTTATTGGTGAAGCGAAAGTCATGGATACTCCTTACGGTAAAATCGTTAAGAATCTTATTGACGAAGGTGCTGTATTAGGCGTATCATCAAGAGGTATGGGTTCTATTCAACAACAAGGTGGAAGAAATCTAGTTGGTAAAGACTTTTATCTCGCAACTGCTGCTGACATAGTGGCAGACCCATCAGCGCCTGACGCTTTCGTAGAAGGTATTATGGAAGGCAAAGAGTGGGTTTGGGATAACGGTGTGCTGAAAAGCGTAACTGTTGAACAATATAAATCAGAAATAGAGAAAGCAAAAAGACAAGAACTCGCTGAGAAGAAGTCTAAAATCTTTGCGGACTTTATGTCTAAACTTAAATAAACCTACGCAGCATAACCAAAAAGCGTAAGGTTTAAAATGGTTATTTGTATAAATAATTGTAACATTAAATTAATTAATTTAAAGGAGACCGAATGTCTGAAACTGAAATTAAGAAAGAAGAAGTTGTTTCTGAAGCAAACGGCGTTGTAAATAAAGACGCAGTTGCTGCTGAACCTTCTCCCTTAAAAAATGACGCTGAAGATTTGGGTAAGGCAGTTACTAAACCTAGTGACCCTGATGGCCAAACTGCAGCGAAAAAGGTAAAAAAGGTATCAGATCAGGTTAATAAAGACGCAAACGATGGTTCATTAGAAAAAGATAATGCACCGTCAGGCATGAAAGAAGAAGAAGCTGAAGTTGAAGGCGAAGAAGAAATCGCTGAAGATAAAGTAGAAACTTCTGAAATGGACATTGACCTTTCTGATGATGTTAAAGCATTAGTTTCAACAGACGCAGATTTATCCGAAGAATTTAAGGATAAAGCAGCGACTATTTTTGAAACTGCTGTTAGAACAAGAATCAAAGAACAGACAAAGATCCTTGAAGCACAGTTCGAAGAAAAACTTTCAGCTGAAAAAGAAACAATGAAAGAAGCTATGGTTGAGAAAGTTGACTCATATCTAAACTACGTTGTTGAAGAATGGATGAAAGAAAACGAGTTAGCAGTAGAAAGAGGTATAAGAACCGAAATCGCTGAGGACTTTATTACTGGTTTAAAGGACCTTTTCAAAGAACATTATATTGATGTTCCAGAAGAAAAATATAACGTGCTAGACGACTTAACAAATCAAGTCAAAGACTTAGAAGGAAAACTTAACGAACAGATTGAAAAGAATGTAAATCTTACTAAGGAAGTAAATAATTCTGAGAGAGATAAACTTGTCGCTGAAGTTTCTGCTGATTTAGCAGACACAGAAAAAGAGAAGTTTGCTTCAATGGCTGAAAACGTTGAGTTTGATAGCGCACCAAAGTTTAGAGAGAAGTTAGAAACTATTAAAGAATCTTACTTCCCTAAAACAAAAATCGAGGAAGATTTATCGAAAGATGAAGTTGACTCGGTGGCGGCGAATGGACCTGCTGTAGAAGCAAGTTCGGATGCTATGGCTGCATATACTGCCGCTATTTCAAGAAACCTTAAGAAGTTAAAAGCTTAGGGGTGATAACAATTAACTTAAATTAAATTAGGAGAGATAAAATGTATCTTACTGAAAATTTACAAGAAAAGTGGCAGCCAGTCCTAGAGCATCCAGATTTGCCAAAAATCGAGGACTCTTACAAGAGAGCTGTTACTACTGTAATCTTGGAGAACCAAGAGAAAGCAGTTCGTGAAGATAGAAGCTTTATGGCTGAAGCTGCACCTGCTAACTCAATGGGCGCTTCAAGTTCAACAGCTTCAGACGGATCTGTTGACATCTTCGATCCAGTGTTAATTTCACTAGTTAGAAGAGCAATGCCAAATCTAATCGCATACGATATTTGCGGTGTTCAACCAATGACTGGTCCAACAGGACTAATCTTTGCTATGAAATCAAGATTTGGTTCACAAGCAGGCGCAGAAGCATTATTCAACGAAGCAGACACAGACTTTTCTGCTAGAGATGCTGCTGGCGATACTGGTTCACCAGACGCTCAATCAGGTACTAACCCTGCAACATTAAACGATAGTCCATCAGCTGGTACTTATACTACTGGTATTGGTATGACTACTGCACAAGCAGAAACACTTGGTGACGGATCAGATGAGTTCGCTGAAATGGCTTTCTCAATTGATAAAGTTACTGTAACTGCTAAATCACGTGCTCTAAAAGCAGAGTACACTATGGAACTTGCTCAAGACTTAAAAGCAATCCACGGTTTAGACGCAGAAACAGAATTAGCAAACATTCTATCAAGTGAAATACTTTCTGAAATCAATAGAGAAGTAGTAAGAACTATTTACTCACACGCAAAAGCGGGTGCTCAAGTAAATACAACTACTGCAGGTATCTTTGATTTAGATACAGACTCAAATGGTCGTTGGTCAGTTGAGAAGTTCAAAGGACTTATGTATCAACTAGAAAGAGATGCTAACGCAATCGCACAAAAAACTCGTAGAGGTAAAGGTAATTTAATTATCTGTTCTGCTGATGTAGCTTCTGCTCTTCAAATGGCAGGTGTATTAGATTACGCTCCAGCACTTTCATCTAACTTAAACGTTGATGATACTGGTAATACTTTTGCAGGTGTACTTAATGGTAAGTTTAGAGTATATGTTGACCCATATGCTGCTAACGTATCTGCAAGTCAATACTACGTTGTAGGATATAAAGGAACTTCACCTTACGATTCTGGTTTATTCTACTGCCCATATGTTCCACTACAAATGGTGAGAGCAGTTGGTCAGAATAGTTTCCAACCAAAAATTGGTTTCAAAACTAGATACGGAATGGTTCAAAATCCTTTCGCAACATCTGCTGGTACAGGTGCTCTTGATACTTCAGGCGCAGTTGCAGCGGGTGCTCAAAACGAATATTACAGACGAGTAAAAGTTACAAACATTATGTAATTTTATTCTTTGTAAGAAGAATTAAAGGGGCGCTTCGGCGCCCTTTTTTTTGCTCTAATATTGATTATAAATAGTAGTATGACAGAAACAAATGTACAACTTAGACAACCTGCAAAATTAGACTATGCAAGTCCGATACAGTTTAGGTTTAAATGCACAAAGTTACCAGAGGTAGAGTTTACTTGTCAAACAGCAAACATACCTGGCATATCTTTGGGTGGTGCCACTCAGGCAACACCTTTACTTGATGTTCCTCTGCCTGGTGAAAAACTTTCTTATTCACCTTTAGATATAACATTTCTAGTAGATGAAAATTTAAATAACTATAAAGAAATACACGACTGGTTATTAGGTCTTGGGTTTCCTCAAAATTATACACAGTTTCAAGACTTACAAACTGAAGGACAAGATAGATTTCCTGGCTCTACTAGAAGCACAGCAAACATTGGCAGACAACCTAGAGCACCTTTACCAGAGGGTGGTATATATTCTGACGCTACACTTACAGTTTTAAATAGTAAGAATATTGCTAAGACCGAAATAAGATTTCAAAATGTTTACCCAACAAGTTTAAGTGGTTTATCTTATGATATTAAATTAGCAGATGTAGATTACTTACAAGCATCGGTAAGTTTTGCTTATATGTATTACGAAATAGTACAGATTTCTACTACTTAGGGCTTGACCAAACACCGAAAAGGTGATATAATGGATTGATTATGACACTAGAAGAATTACAACAATCGGTTGATAAAGATTTTAAACTTGATGATACAGAATTAGATACTGAATCAACTAAGATACCTTTATTACACAACAAATATTTACAACACTATAATAAATTTTCTCTATTACTAAAAAAGGCAGAACAAGATCACAAAGGACTTGTGAGAGAAAAATGGGAATACTATACAGGTAAAGCAGATCCTGATATTTACAAAGAGAAACCTTTTGATTTAAAAGTATTAAAAGCAGATGTTCATATTTACATGGATTCTGATAATGAGTTACAAAAGGCAGATCAAAAAGTAGCCTATCTCAAACAAGTTGTGAACTACCTTGAGCAAGTTTTAAGAAGTATAAACAATCGTACATTCTTAATTAAAAATGCGATAGAGTGGAAGAAGTTTACAAGTGGTGCAATATAATGGAACATCAACAAATATTTTCAACTAATATATTTCTCATAGATGAGTTCATACCTCAATCTGTAAAATCAGAAAAAGAAGTTATTGATAGTATGAAAAAATATATTTCTGACTTATGGACTGAAAGAGATTATGATAATAACTGGCAAACAAAGTCAGCAGATTTACATACTAAAAAAGAGTTTCATCATTTTACAACTTTAGTTATTAAGACTGGTTTAGATATATGTAACAAGTTAGGATATGATGTAAAAGATTTAGTTATTACAGATATGTGGGCAAATGTTTTGAAAAATAATGAGTATCACCCAATGCACACACACTCTAATAATTTTTTGAGTGGCACATATTATCTACAATCTGATCAAGGTGCTAGTATAATTTTTCATGACCCACGACCTGCAGCTGATGTCATAGTACCTAGAAAGAAAGAAAAGAATACTTTAAATTCTAGTTTACTAAGTTATGCTTCTAAGTCTAATAGAGCAAT